TATGGCTTCGGCCAGTTCGGCTTCTTTGCTGCATCGTCGCGCTTGGTATGCGCTCGGCTGGGGTACCATCCCTTGCCGACATAGAGCCTAGACTTGTAGTGGCCGGTCTTTCCCGGCTGTCATGTTGGCCCGTTGCGATCTCGGGTTACTGCCATCATTCACCACAAGCTCAACCGCCTAGCTGTAAGCGGCTGACTTGTGGCCTCTCTAGGGTGCCGTCCTTGGCGGGGAGAGGAACTCAGTTTAACACATGCCGTCCGTGGCGTGTGGTGTTGCGATTAGAGAACTTCGGCAACAGTTCCAGTTTCGCGAACGATATTTCCATTCTCATCGTACAGCTTGATCGTGACAATATCGCCTTTTCTGGGAGCGTCACTCCCGATAACCACTTGCCCGACAGAACCGCTAACCAGACAGACCATAATTGCACGCATCTTCTTCTCCCCGGCCACACCATGTCGCTTCCGATGTGGTAATCCTCTCGCAATCCGGCCCTGCTGTAAACTACCGTTCGTCGGCTGTTTTATCGGTAAAAGTGCTTCCGCACAGTTGGCGGGAAAATTGGGTACGCTCCAAGGGGAGCGTAACCCATATCTTTTCCCGCTGTCAACTGCTTTTTGCCCCCTAAACGGGAAAACGGGATTTTCCCGGTAATTCCCGTTTTTCCCGGTCATTAAATAGCCTTCCTCAACAGCATGGCGGAAGCCATTTCCGGACTGGTGACAATCCATCCGTGCTCATGCGGCGCGATGACATCGGCCAGCAAGAGCGCGCCTATCAGGTGGTCATCTTTGCCCGGACGCAGGTAGGTATCAGCGGTAGATTCCTTCATGGCGAGCTTGCTCACCATGTAGGCTTTGAGCGCCGACCGGCTGACATACGGCTGGCCATGGCGTTCCTCTGCCCCGCCGCTAAACCATCCCTCAGACAACATCTTCTTATGCCCGGCCATCTTGGAGTCTTTCTTTTCCTCCTTGGATTCCGGCGGCTCTGCCTCGACCGCCACGGCGGACGTTACCGGCTCGCCATCCTCATCGTACCAGCCAGGGATAGCCACCGACTCAAGATGACAGTAGCGCGGGGATGCCTGCTCGGCGTCCTTGCTCTTGCGCTGCACCAGCTCGATTGGCGCGCCATCCTTGCCTGGGATCACGCTGATTTCGATGTCGAGCGCCCCGCGCCATGCGGAAGATCCACGCGCCCGGTGTTGAGCTTCATCCGAGACGCCAGTGTGGTGCACCAGCAGGACGGCACAGCGGAACTCGGACATGAGTGCGGCGCAGGCGTCGAGCATGGTTTTGGCGTCCTGCGCGCTGTTTTCGTCACCCAGCAGGAAGCGGTGCAGGGTATCCACGACAATCAAGGCGGGACGCTCCGGCAGGCTCCGCACTTGCTCAAGTACGCGCAGGTAGCCGGCTGGCGTGTTCAGGTCACAGCCATCGCGTGAAAGCCACATTTTGAGGCTAGAGACGCTGTTATGGTGCTTCCAGGCGGCTATGCGCCCGCGCAGGCCGTGGTGCCCTTCGCCGGCCAGATAGACCACGCTGGCAGGCCGCACCTTGCAGCCTTGCCACGTTGGCAGGCCGGCAGCCATGCGCAGGCACCAGTCCAGCACCACGAAAGTTTTACCGCCGCCAGAGGGGCCGTGCACCATGATGAGCGCCTCGGCTTGTAGCCAGAGCTTGACCAGCCATTCAATGGGGGCGGGCTGGGCGGCAAAGTCGTCGGCAGGAATGAGCCAGTCTGATTTCGGAGGGGATAACAGCAGGGACAGGTCATGACCGGCAGCTTGCCAGTCGTTGGCGTCGCCCTGTTCTGGTGGTATGACCATTCTCGCCCCGTATTTTGCGCACGACTGCTCGGCGTATTTCTGGCCGACGCCCGATGCGTCATTATCCGCCACCACGACAAGCTCGGCAGAGACGCCTAGCCTTTCGCGCAAGGCTCCGGTGACGGGCACCAGATTGCTGGCGCTGTAGGCCACCACGCAGGGCCGACCGCTGGCTTCATGGATGCTGGCCGCCGTGGCGAAGCCCTCGGCAATGAATAGCGGGCCCGGGTCATCGGAGACGCCGACCTGCCAGAATTTCCCGCCTGTCTGGCCGCCGGGATGGTAGAGTTTTCCGCCATCGTGGGCGATGTATTGCAGGGACGCGAGCGTGCCATCCTCGCTATAAAGTGGTACGACCAATCGACCGTCACCCGTCACCCGAGCGCCATGGGGCTGGATGCCTTTTCGTGCGAGATAGGGATGGTCTGGGCTGGCTGGCTGGGCGGACTCCCAGATAATGGTGACGGTGTCAGACGCTACCTCATGCTGTTTGGCTAGTTCGGCCTCGCGTGCGGCACGTGCTTCGGCCAGACGCATGGCGTGTGCCATTTGCTCGGCAGGGGTCAATGTCCGGCCAGTGTCCGCTACCCATGTCTGTTCAATGCCTGAGCGCCAGCATCCGAAGCGTCCGGCAGGCACGCCATCTCCAAAGATGATGTACCAGCCAGGTTTATCGCCGCCCTTTCCACCGCTGCCTTTCGTGCCTGAGCGGAAGCGGTGGAGCTTGCCATCCATCGCCAGATATTCCGGCGGCTCAAGGCCGCAGGCAAGCATGGCGTCCTTTAGCTGTACGTCTGGCGGGTCAATGCGCTTTTCTGTGGGCGGTGTGAATCCGCCGGAGAAGATGCCTGTCAGATTAGCCATTGGCGCGCCCCTCAAGGTAGGCCGCGACCTTTTCCAAGGTGGCAAGCGTAGGGTTCGCATTAGTGTCATCACGCAGGATGCGGAGCGTGTTGACGTGAATTCCGGTGGCATCGGCCACCACTTGCAAGCGCCTGTCATGCAGTCCGGCACGAATATCCTCAAGTCTCATTTTCGCTCCCTCTTTTTATGAAGAATGTAGAATATACACATCATAGTATTGACATTCTACATTTCGCTGTATATTTTTGCCGAACTGCCTGACCGGATTCCCCGACGTGGCAGCATGATAAAGGAGGCCGACCATGGCCATTAGCGTAAAACGTACGGGCAGTCTCGCTGCCAATGGCGTCAAGTTCCTGGTGTACGGTGCCGCCGGTGCCGGCAAAACATCGCTCATCAAAACACTGCCGAATCCGATTGTACTCTCTGCCGAGGCTGGACTGCTGTCGATTCAGGATGCCGACCTGCCGTATATCGAGATCACCAGCCTTGCAGACCTGCATGAAGCCTATGCCTGGCTGACCACGACCGAAGAAGGCCAGTCCTACAAGTCGGTGGCGCTGGACAGCATTAGCGAGATTGCGGAGGTGGTGCTCAACTTCGAGAAGAAGGCCACGAAAGACCCGCGCCAGGCGTACGGTGCGATGCAAGATCAAATGGCCGAGATCATCCGCGCCTTCCGTGACATTCCGGGCCGGCACGTCTACATGAGCGCGAAAATGGAAAAATCGCAGGATGAACACGGGCGCATTATGTACGCGCCGACTATGCCGGGTAACAAGGCCGGCCAGTCGCTGCCGTACTTCTTCGATGAGTTGATGGCGCTCCGCGTGGAGAAGGACGCGGATGGCGTGACACAGCGCGCCCTGATGTGTGAGTCGGACGGGTTATGGCAGGCGAAAGACCGGAGCGGCAAGCTGTCCGCATGGGAAGCGCCTGACCTCGGGGCCATCATCCAAAAGATGGGGGGGACGGTATGAACCCTATCCGCGAATTGGCTGCCGAATGGTACGCCGCGAAGGAAGAGGAACGGGCCGCAGTGGAGACGCGGCGGGCCATTGAGGATGCACTCAAGGATGCCCTTCGCATCCGTGAGGATTCCGAAGGTACGACCACTGCAAAGATTGACGGCGTGGTCATCAAGGTCACAGGCCGCATTGACCGCAAGGTTGACGCTGAGATGGTCCAGGAACTTGCCGCCGAGGCCGGACTGACCGAGCATCTTTCCAGCCTCTTCCGCTGGAAGCCAGAACTCAACATGACGGCGTGGAAGGCTGCCGACGCCAGCATTACCGGGCCGCTGTCGGCTGCCATCACGGCAAAGCCGGGCCGCCCGTCTTTTTCTATCACAATCGAGGAACAGCAAAATGGCAATTCTTGAACGCAGCTTTGACGTAAACGACATGCCGCAAGGCCAGACCGGCGACTTCACCCCGCTGCCGGAGGGCTGGTACAACGCCAGCATCACCAAGGCAGACGTGCAGGCCACGAAAGACGGCACTGGCCAGTACATCAAGGTGCGTTATGACATTACCGGGCCGACGCATCAGGGCCGTGTTGTGTTCGGCAACCTGAACATCCGCAATGCCAGCGCGAAGGCCGAGGAAATCGGACACCAGCAACTCGGCGAACTGATGCGCGCCATCGGCGTGCAGAAGCTGGAAGATACTGACCAACTCATCGGGCACAACTTGAGCATCAAGCTGAAGGTGCGCCCAGCGTCTGGTGACTACCAGGCAAGCAATGACATTGCAGGCTGGAAGTCTCTGGCTGGCGCATCCGTAGCACCAGCGCCAGCCGCTACGGCATCCGCTGCCCCGCCTTGGGCTAAGAGGTAATGACAACGCCCGGCCTTCGGGCCGGGTTTCTTTTCATGGGGGGAGAACATGAAGATTCCAGAGAGAGCGCATAGCATCGCCGCGCTCATTGACAAGCATCACGAAGAATCCAGCGAGCCGCCGCGCTCGCATATGGGCTGCTCAACACTCGGCCACCATTGCGACCGCTGGCTATGGCTGTCGTTCCGCTGGGCTGTCGTTCCGGTTTTTCCGGGGCGGATTCTGCGGCTGTTCCGACGCGGCCATCGTGAGGAAAAGACCGTCGTGTCAGATCTTCGCGCTATCGGGATGGATGTGCAGAATACTGGCGAGAGCCAGAGCCGCGTTTCGTTCGGCTGCCACGTATCCGGCAGCGTGGACGGCATCATTCGGCATGGCGTACCGGAATCGCCTAAAAAGCCGCACGTGCTGGAAATCAAAACGCACTCAAAAAAGAGCTTCGACGCGCTGGAAAAGGAAGGCGTGGAGAAGGCCAAGCCCGAGCATTTCGTACAGATGCAGGTCTACATGAAAGGCACGGAGACAGACCGCGCCTTGTATGTGGCTGTCTGCAAGGATGACGACCGGCTCTATACGGAGCGCGTGCGATACGATGCGGCGGTTGCTGACAGGGCCGTCGCTCGCGGCCAGCGTATCGCCATAACAGAGCGTATGCCGGAGCCGGCGAGCGCTGACCCATCGTGGTACAAATGCAAGTTTTGCGATGCGCACGATTTCTGCTTTTCATCAAAGACGACTAAGCATGTCAACTGCCGCACCTGCGCGCACGTCACGCCAAAAGATGATGGCACGTGGCGGTGCGAGCGTCACCAGGCAGACGGCATTCCGCTGGGCTTTCAGCGCAGCGGATGCGATAGCCACGTGCTTCACCCCGACCTTGTGCCATGGCAAATGGGCGAGCCTGTAGATGATTGGACGGCTTCATACGTCATTGACGGCAAGTCTGTCGGCAACGGCGAGCCGCGACGTGGCGTGTTCACCAGTCGCGAACTGCTGGCGAATGCGCACGCCTGCGCGAATGCGGATGAGCCGATGGAAGTGCTGCGCGAGGCGTTTAACGGGAGGATTGAGTAATGCTGCGCCCATACCAGCAACGCGCCATTGATGACCTGTATGCGTGGTTCCGAGCCGGTAATGAAGGCAACCCCTGCATGGTGCTGCCGACCGGAGCCGGCAAGAGCCACATCGTGGCTGCGCTGTGCAAGGACGCGCTACAGCAGTGGCCGGAGACTCGCGTGCTGATGCTGACTCATGTGAAGGAACTAATCGTACAGAATGCCGGAAAGATGCGCGAACACTGGCCTGGCGCGCCTATGGGCATTTACTCGGCCAGTGTCGGCAAGAAGCAACTCGGCGAGCCGATTACGTTTGCAGGCATCCAGTCGATTGCGAAAAAAGCCGCGCTTGTCGGGCACGTTGACCTGGTGATTATTGATGAATGCCATCTTGTTAGCCATAAAGAAGAGGGCGGATACCGCACATTCCTGGATGCGCTCAAGGCCATCAATCCAGAGCTTCGCGTCATCGGTCTGACAGCAACGCCGTATCGGCTCGGGCATGGCCTGATAACTGACAAGCCGGCAATCTTCGACGACCTGCTAGAGTCAGTCACAATCGCGGAGCTTGTGTATAAGGGCTTCCTGTCTGTCCTGCGCAGCAAGGTGACGGAACTGCGCTTGGATGTGTCCAGTGTGCACAGGCGAGGCGGCGAGTACATCGAGAGCGAGATGCAGGACGCTGTGGACACGGATGAGAACAACCGCGCCGTAGTATCGGAAGTGATGGCACTGGGCGCTGACCGCAAGGCGTGGCTGTTCTTTTGCGCTGGCGTACAGCACGCAGAGCATATACGCGACATTCTGCAAGAGAACGGAATCACTGCCGAGTGCGTGACCGGCGCAACGCCAAAAGGCGAGCGCGACCGCATTATTGCCGACTACAAGGCCGGCAAGATTCGCGCGCTCACGAATGCGAATGTGCTCACGACCGGATTCGACTATCCAGGCATCGACCTGATCGCCATGCTTCGCCCGACACTCTCGCCGGGCCTTTATGTGCAAATGGCAGGCCGGGGCCTTCGCATCGCGCCCGGCAAAGAGGACTGCCTTGTGCTGGACTTCGCTGGTGTGGTGGCAAAGCATGGCCCCATTACCGCAGTGGAGCCGCCGAAGAAAGGCGGAAGCGGAGACGGCGAAGCGCCCATAAAGGTGTGCGAATCTTGCGGAGAGATTGCGCACATTTCTGCGCAGTTCTGCCCGGCTTGCGGAGCGCCATTTCCAGCGCCGCCGCCAAAGCCGCTAGTCCTGCATGATGATGACATCATGGGCATGTCGGGCCATGACATGCAGGTTACCGGCTGGAAGTGGACGCCGCATATCAGCAAGGCCAGCGGGAAGGAAATGCTCAAGGTGACCTACTATGGCTCGCTTTCTGATAAGCCGGTGACGGAGTATTTCCCAATCATGCACGAAGGGTACGCCGGACAGAAAGCCATCCGCACGCTAGCCGGCATGGGGCTTCCGATGACACAGGAATCTGTCGGGCTTGATGAGATCGCAATAGCCTACACAGCAGGATTGCCGCCGCGAGAGATTACCTACAAGATGGACGGCAAGTTCCACCGAGTTTTGCACAGGAGGTTTGCATGAGACACAAAGAGCCGCAGCACGTCGCCATATGGCGTGAGAAGGTGGCAGCGCCAATGCCGCGCTGCTGTCATACCTGTGACTGGTACGAAGCCGACGGCGTATGTGGCAAGCATTTCCAGCGCCCGCCGGAGGACTTCGCGTCTGCTGTCGATAGCTGCCCAGACTGGCTGATGGAGATGCCATTTTGAGCGAGCATATTGACCAGGTGCGCACGGTGGGGTGGTTCCGCGCTACCTTCAGGGACGTGCTGATTTTCGCCATTCCGAACGGTGGCCAGCGAAGCAGGACGGCTGGATACAAGCTGAAACTGGAAGGCGTGGTGGCCGGAGTGCCCGACCTGTTCATCCCGGAATGGCGGCTTTTTGTGGAGATGAAGAAAGAGGGTGGCAGGCTATCGCCTGCGCAAAAGGAGCTTATTCCAGTCCTTGAGGCAGCAGGCTACACGGTTCTTGTCCCGCAAGGCTTCGAGCAAGCGCGGGACATGCTGCTCGCGTTTTCCGACAAACGGCGCACCACAACACCCTGAGCCGTGGCAGAATGGCGCATCTTATGGGAGAGATGAGATGACCACCGAATTCGACCGCGAACCAATCGAGAGATCGCCGGCCTGCAAGTGTGGCGACATGCCGGGCAGGTGTCTGGGCGTGCGTAATTGCCCGCTGAATGAAGTGGAGGAGGAAGAAGATGAGTAAGCATACGCCGGGGCCGTGGAGTTATCGCAGAAAAGGAAGTTCACAAGAATGGGAGATTGATTCT